GATGCCCATCTAGCTAAATGTTCACGTGCGAAAATTCCAATCAAATACTTAGCTGTCCCAGAAGCGACAAAAACTTCGGTCCACTTATTTTTTAAAGAAAGCGGAATAACCAAGGGCCCAATTTTGAAGTTCCAAATCAATCCCGAAAGCCACGAAACAAATAGTGCGGGCTGCAGGCCTGACAAACTGGTTGCTACAGACATGACGGCTGCAACACCTGACTGGTTATAATCATCAGCGGTCAAGTTAGTATCAAATGACCTCACAAAAGCAGAAAGCCTAGGCCACTTGCGAATCGTATTTTCATGGTAGCGAAACACGCTAAAGAATGCCGGAATCAACAACGCTAGTGGTCCTAAGATTAAACCAAGAACTGAGGGAATCAAGTGCCATGATTTACTAGTAGCGATCAAAACGGGAAGGTTAAACCTGTGATGCAGTAACAACTCCTCTTCTTTGGTCAGCTGAGTATTTGTTGAAAAGGTGGAAAACAAGGGGTCATCTCCTGTTGTGAGATGATAAGTACCAGTTATACCATGTCCCGCCAGCCAATAAGATACAGCCTCAGCCTTTCCAGAATCAAGAAGAGAATGTGTTACCTCACACCCGTTACAACGTACAGGGCATAAGAACGAAACGAAGCGTGCTAACCAGCTCAATGAGGATACCAGGGATGTAGTTATCGTATTGAAGTAAACATCAACCGAATCATCCACTTCCTTATTCAAAGCTGTGACTTTAATGCCAGGCTCAAGAGCCTTAAATCTGAGGTCATTAATCTTAAAACTTTTCTTAAATCTACGAGAGTCCTGAACACCAAACATATCAATAGGTTTGCCAAGAACCCCGTAAGTGGGCTTGAGCAAGCAATAAATGGATGACACTATAGCTCCGACTGACATTATCCCTGTTTGCAATGGAGCTACGGGATCAAAGCCAGTGTAAGGCCCTACTTTACCGTTGTAATTGCAAGTGATAACCTTATCATCGGTCCAAGGAATACCCTTCTCCTCACAATACTCCTGAGACTTAACGTCTTTGGCATAAACTAACCCATTGACATCTACTAAACCTAAGTTGTGAGATAAAGCTCCATCCAATTTCATCGCTGTTGTTACCTGCTCACGAGTTGCTT